AGGAAGGGTTGCACGACTGACCGGATTGATGTCGTAAACATTGGCGATGGTGATGATGTCGCCGATTACAATGCTACTGGCTACATCGGTGAACCCGTCAAAGTTCATGTCCATGTAGTTTTCGTCGTACGTTGCGGTGGCAGCAGTTTCGTCCACCAGTGGTGTGCCGCCGAAGATGCCCGGCGTATGGCTACGAACATTCTGATCCATCAGAATATCCATACCGGCCAGGGTACCAAGATAGCCGCGGTTAACCAGTGCTTCGACCTTCTGTTGCAAGAACAGACCCTTCAGGGCGTCTGCCAGGCTCCAGTTGGCCCTGGGATCCAGCACGAGCCGACGATCCGTCGGAGGACACCCGGCCATGTCAAGCATAGCCGCAGCGTCACCGAGATCGGAGAAGCTCTCCGGAGTGGTGCCCGGGGTCCCGACTGCACGGTGAACATCGGTGTACAAGCCGCACAGGTCATAATCGATCTTGTTCGCCAGTGCGATAGCGGCAGGTGTTATGTACCGCTCCTTGTACTTGTCCACGGACATGGTCAGGTCTTTCGAAGTGAACATCCACGAGACGTTCATCTGGGTGTCTACAGTCAGACTCTCGTAGGATTCACTTACAGCCGAATAATCGTTGGTGATGTCGGCACCCGAATGGGTGATAAACTTCACCGGCTTACGAATTCGGACGGAAGTTCCGACCTTTGTTGCGCCAAATTCGCTCACGTACTGCCTGTGAACGACGTTGCCCATTACCATGTTGTTGAGCAGATGGGCCAACGCCTCACGAGCGATTACTGTGGGCGTAATGACAGTGTTAGAAAGGGTGATAGCCATTTGTTACTTCCTTACTTCATGGTTTAAGCCTCAGGTCCTTTATACGTTCTTTTTGCGTCCTTGCCATAAATTCCTCGATGGTCTCCTTATTGGGATCAGGAGGCCCACCGGCATCGGAACCTTTCAGGCTCGGGACCGGATCTGGGGCTGTAGATGCGCGAATTGCAGATGCTGCTTTAAGCTGCGCACTGATCTGACCCAGTTGAATGGCTGCGGCCATGGGATTCCGCGTAGCCTTCTGACAAATTTCATCGGCTACATCCGGATTCTGACCTAAGTGATGCGCAATGTCGATCCCGTTGTCGGCGTTCAGCACGGCGTTAAGCACCACACCGTTCTCGTCGTACATGTCGGGGGAAAGTGCGACCGCTTCGAAGTCAGGGTACTTCTTGTTTCCCTCTCTTGCGAATGAGTTATACTGGTCGTCCACTTTCTCTTGTGCTTCACGTTCGGTTCTGGCCTTTCGATCCTGAGCAAGTTCTTCCCGAATTACCTGAGCAGTTTGCTTGGCAATCTGCTTGGTATTGTAATCGGTGTAAGCGCGGGCGAACTCGGCATCTGAATCGAAGTCTTCAAGCTTCGGAGCTTCTCCGTCCTCTGCAGTGCTGGCAGGGGCTGGTTTCGTTTCGGCGAGGGCGTCGAGCCTGTCCTGCAGGGCCTTTTCCCTTGCAAGAGCGGCTGTTTCACGGCGCTCTGCCTCACGTTGCTTCCGAACTACCACGTTGATGCGTTTCTGGACTGCATCCTGTGGATCTGGTTCAGGTACTTCTGGAGGTGCCGTAGGCTCCGGTTCTGGTTCTGGCGGCGGTGCGTCGGGTTCCGGCTCCGGCTCCGGGAATGAGTCGTCCGTTTCGATCATGGGATCCAGTTCCGGAGATATCGGAGTCAATGTTACTTCTGGCATCTTGTGCCTCCTGCGTATTCAGCCTGGTGAAAACGGCACCAGTTCCGTTGCCTCGTGATTAGCCACGAGTGAGCTTATCCACTTGGTAAAGAGGCTCCGGCTTCTGAAAAAACCTTTGCCGCTTCGCCCTTGGATTTGAGTGCATCAAATTCTGCCTTTGCAGCAGTTGCCTGTTTCAACTTTAGATCGAGTTGCATGCCTGCCTGCTCTTCCTCGGACGGACCCTGCTGTTCCTGCTGACCGCCTCCAGTGAGCTGCTTGATGTAGAACTCGGAAACCGGCTGCAGTATCTCGGCAATCTCATGAGCGCCCGGCCAGTCCATACTCTGGACCAGCTTGTGTCCTATCAGCATGAAGATCTCGGGGTTCGACTGGGCCATCTTGAGCATGGCCTCTACAGCTTCCTGACGCTGAGTGGTGTACGAAGGTCCGGCATCGATCATCACGTCGTAGCGGCCCACGGCCAGGTCGTTGACCCGGCTTCGACCAGATCCATCTGGCTTGTTAATGGAAATCAGGGCCTGGTTTCCGTCCCGACCAACAATGCGGACCATTCGCTCTGTGTCGTAGATCCGAGGAACCAGATCGATGAGGATCTTCCCGAGGTAACGGAGAGACCGAATGAAGTTATTGATGTATGCAAAGGTCGCGGTGTCGCCTTCACGCTGTCTGAGGAGAATAGCACGACCGGATGTTTCGTTTGACTTTGATCCAAGAGACGGGTCGTACAGACCGGTGGTACTCTTGATATGTTCGCTGTTTATTTTTGCCCGCTGTTCCAGACCGGTTGCAACGGCTGGCATGGATTGGCGCTTAGGAGGGACAGCCAGCGGATCTGCATTGTACAGCAGGTACGGCATCGAGCGTTCGTGAGACTGCTTCCAGGCCTTTTCATGATTCTTGATCTGCTTTCCGGTAAGCAGCCACGGACAGCGTGGAGCGAGAGCCACGGCCTCGGTGGCAAGGGATTCCCAGTAGTTGAACATCTTCTGGGCGTCCTTCGCATACCGGACCAGGCCTCGAAGATGCCGCTTGCCCTTGATATTGATTTCTTTGCCCCAAACGGGGATCAGCGGGATCCACTTTCCGGCCCACGGATTCGGACCACTGAGGATTTCCACACCCGATATGATGTATTGAACCACCCGGTACGAGTCCACGATGCGTTCGCGGACCGCGTTCGGCGGTCTCGGAGACATTTGCTTCTCTGGAAGCTTTCCGTCTGGACCCTCGAGTGGAGGTGTGTTCAGGGGCCGCTCTTCAACTACTGTACCGTCCTCCAGCAGGTATATCTTTTTCTTGGCCGGATACCGGATCCAGTATTCGCAGACTCGGATTCTTCCTTCATGTATCCACAATCCTTCGTCGGAGTTCGAAGCGGAGTCGAAACTCACCGTCAGCGCATTGGGATACTTTTCCTTAAACTGTTCGGGGGTAAGCAGATCGGAAACAAATGCGTGTCGGGCATCCCGACGGGATTTCTTCTTGGCTCCTGGGTCCCAGTGCACGCTCAAAGGGTTGTCGATTCCCTCGATTATGATGTCCTGATCGAAGATGTCGTCGTCAACATATCTGGTCAGCACCCTGTAGGCACTGAATCCGCAGATAACCGTATGCTCGAAGGCATGAGACTGGACCTCTTCGGCATCGCTTTCGTACTCGATGTTTCGGATGATGCCTTCCATGGCCTCGGCGGTTTCCGCGTCTCCAAGATCATCGACACCAATGACTTGCATGCCTGGCTTGTTCTGAAGCATATCACCGACAACCTGATCAACCTTTTCCTGAAGCTTGTTGATGACCAGACAGGGACGTCCTTCGGATTCCCGGGAGGCCTTCAGGTGTTCGGGCCACTGATTACCATTAAAGAACTCGAGGTCTGCAATGGCATTGTCGTGGTTATCCTGGTCCGCTTCCACAGCAAGCTTAAAGCGCTCTTTGGCCAACTTCATAAAAGCCGCAGTGTCGTTCGAGTCGCTTGTCTTGGTCGGCAATAATTCAGGCATTCATGGTCTCCTATCAGGAACCCATCCAGCGTTCGCTATTGGAAGCAGGCTGATGGCGAGCAGGAGGGAGAAAGTCAAGATCTTCAGTGTCGTCGATATGGGTAAATACGCGTACTGCAATATACTGCAAAGCATCGTGAGGATGTGACCACCTGTTCTTGGCAGGCTTGATGCCGTACTGGTCAAAGGTACCGGCAATGCGGGGATACACATAGCCGCCGAGAAAGCCATTTTGGATTTCCAGGCACGAAGGATCGAGAAGCAGTCCATCCCTGCGATTCAGGAGCCGCTGCACTGCGTCGATCCGGCTCGTGAGGTTCTGTTCACTCGGATGGACCTTGACCCCACACGCTTCGTCCATGAGTGCGGCATTGGAAGTGAATCCGCCGGTCTTCTTGGG